AGGAAGATCGGTCTATTGTTATTGCAAAAACACTTACACAGTCTTAGACTGCACTTGTAACAAAAAAGACAGTAGGAGTATCTGGAGACAAGGTATAGGAAGAATAAACGCAATCCCAACTCCTGTTACTGGAGACGTTTTTGGTGAAACTTTTGACGAAACATTTAATTAAAAATTATGAGTATAAGAAGCGAAGCAATAATAATAAGAGACGAAACAACAGTAGGTGCAAATACAGCTTCTAGAGTTGGGGGTAATCTCTTAAAAATTGCAGATGATTTAATAACTAAGCAAAATGATATAAATGCCAACAACTCTAAGGTAGGTATAAGTACTCAGCAAGCTACAGATATAACTGCCAACAATTCTAAAGTAGGTATAAGTACTCAGCAAGCTACTGATATAACTGCTAACAACTCTAAAGTAGGTATAAGTACTCAGCAAGCTACAGATATAGCTACTAACAATTCTAAAGTAGGTGTAACTACACAACAAGCTACAGATATAAATGCCAACAACTCTAAAGTAGGTATAAGTACTCAGCAAGCTACAGATATAGCTACGAACAACTCTAAAGTAGGTATAACTACTCAGCAAGCTACTGATATAACTGCTAACAACTCTAAAGTAGGTATAAGTACTCAGCAAGCTACTGATATAACCGCCAACAATTCTAAAACCATAACAATTAATAGTGTAACGACTGGCGAACCCACTGGAAGTTATGCTGTATTAAATGTAGTGAGTTTAACACAGGCAGAGTACGATGCTGGAGCGAAGGTAGCGACAACATTTTATATTATAACTGATTAATATGGCTATAAATTTAGGAGGGTTACAAATATCAAAAGCATTTTTAGGAAATTCAGAAGCTATAAGCGCTTACTTAGGAGATTTGCTAGTATTCTCTAGCAATGATGCAACCTCTTTTATAACTACATGGCGAACAACCGCAGCAAATGAAACTATAACTATACCAACACATCCTTTATTTACTTATAACTACGATATATCTACAAGCGATGGGCAAAGTTTTACAGGGGTTACAGGAGACAAAACAATAACTTTTGCTACTGCTGGAGATTATGATGTTAGTATAAACATAGATAATGGAGGTAATTTTCCTTCAATATATTTTAATAATAATGGAGATAAATCTAAAATAATAGATATAAAACAATGGGGTGCTATTGTTTGGAGAACTATGGAAAAGGCTTTTTATGGTTGTTCAAATCTAACTGGCTCTTACACAGATGTAGCAAATACAGTTAATGTTACAAATATGGATAATATGTTTGAACGTGCAACAACTTTTAATAGTGCGTTAACTTTTAATACAAGTAGTGTTACTAGGATGATCCGAATGTTTTATAACGCATCTTCTTTTAACGAGAGTTTAATTTTCAATACAAGTAGTGTTACAAGAATGGATCTCATGTTTAGAAACGCAACCGCATTTGACCAGCCTTTAAATTTTGATACTGGCAACGTTACAAATATGAATCAAATGTTTAATAACGCATCTTCTTTTAACCAGCCTTTAAATTTTAATACAAGTAGTGTTGCAATAATGTATAGAATGTTTTATAACGCATCTTCTTTTAACGAGAGTTTAAATTTCAATACAAGTAGTGTTACTGATATGAGCGATATGTTTAAAAGTGCAACCGCTTTTAACCAGCCTTTAAATTTTGACACAAGTAGTGCTACAAATATCACTAGTATGTTTGAGACTGCATCTTCTTTTAACCAGCCTTTAACTTTTAATACTAGTAGTGTTACCTCGATGACTAATATTTTTAGAAATGCAACATCTTTTAATAGTACTATAAATTTTAGCGATACAAGTAGAGTTACTGATATGTATGGAATGTTTGGAAACACTACTGTATTTGACAAGCCTTTAAATTTTAACACTAGTAGCGTTACAAGAATGAGTACAATGTTTTATGGCGCATCTTCTTTTAACCAGCCTTTAAATTTTAACACAAGTAGTGTTACAAGAATGGATCTCATGTTTAGAAACGCAACCTCATTTGACCAGCCTTTAAATTTTGATACTGGAAGCGTTACTACCCTACGAGAAATGTTTAGAAATGCAACCGCATTTGACCAGCCTTTAAATTTTAATACAAGTAGCGTTACTGATATGAGTTATTTTGTTTATGATGCATCAAGTTTTAATCAATCTTTAACTTTTAATACTAGTAGTGTTACAAAAATGGATGCAATGTTTGGAAATACAACATCTTTTAATAGTACTATAAATTTTAGCGATACAAGTAGTGTTACTGATATGAGCGATATGTTTTATAACGCAACCGCATTTGACCAGCCTTTAACTTTTAATACTGGCAACGTTACAAATATGTATAGAATGTTTGAAAATGCAACAGCATTTGACCAGCCTTTAAATTTTGACACAAGTAGTGTTACAAGAATGGATCTCATGTTTAAGTATGCAACTTCATTTGACCAGCCTTTAACTTTTAATACAAGTAGTGTTACCGATATGAGTAATATGTTTAATAACGCATCATCTTTTAATCGGGCTTTAACTTTTAACGATACAAGTAGCGTTACTAATATGAGTCGTATGTTTTATAATACATCTTTTGACCAAGCCATAACGTTTGATATAACTAGCGTTACTAATATGGTTGGTATGTTTGATTCGATTTATAATACCCTTTCTACAGCTAATTACGATTCAATATTAATTAATTGGAAAAATCAATTACAAACAGCCTATCCTAATGGTACTGGTTACACGCCAGTAATATCAATAACATTTGGAGGATCACAATATACAGGAGGTGGAAGCAGCGCAGAAATATCAAGAAATGACTTAATAAACACTTTTAACTGGACTATAATAGACGGAGGAGTAGCTTAAAAAAAAATATGACAAAAGAAATAAATTATCCTAAAGTTACCACTTGGTTTATTTGCTGGAGCAATGACCGAGAATTTTTAAAAGCATATGGTGTCGTAATGCCATCGCAAACAATGTCAACTTTCTGGGATGTGCTAGACACATATACAGATGAGCAGTCTTGGCTTAGAGCCTTGTTAGACAACGGAATACAAATAGAAAGTGAAGAAATATAATACGAAAAGCAAAAATCAATACCTAATTTAATTATATATACATGAGCAAAGATAGAACATTATTAAACAAAGCGAGAGCTGTACTTGGTATAGAGGTAAAGCTGGAGCAAATGACACTTCCAAACGGAGCTGTTTTAGAAGCTGAAGTTTTTGAAGCTGGAGCAGAAATATTTGTAGTCGCTGAAGATGAGCGAGTACCAGTACCAGTAGGAGATTACGAAGTAGAAGGTAAAGTTATTGTAGTTACCGAAGAAGGAGTAATTGGAGAAATAAAAGAAGCTGGAGCAGAAGAAGAAGCACCAGCAACTGAAGAAGTAGTTGAAGAAGAAGAGTTAGAATCTGAAGCTGCATCTCCAAAGAAAATAGTTAAATCAATTTCAGAAGAAATGTTCTTCTCAGAAATTGAAAAGCTAAGGAATGAAATCAACGAACTGAAACTATCTAAAGTTGAAGAAGTAGTAGAATTAGCTGCTGTTGAATTATCTGAAGTAGAAGGAATATCTCACAATCCAGAGAGAGCAACAGAGTCAAAAAATTTAAATCTATATGCTCAAAATGGACAGAATACAATACAAGACAGAATCTTTAATAAAATAAACAATAAATAATAATGGCAACACCTAACATTACTTCATCATACGCTGGTGAATTTGCATCTGATTATGTATCAGCAATGCTTTTAAGTGGAAACACTTTAGCGAACGGATTAATTGAAATTAAACCAAATGTAAAACACAAAGAAACTTTAACAAGAATTGAATTGGATGGACTTGTTCAAGACGCAACTTGTGATTTTTCTGACGCTGGTTCTGTAACATGGACAGAAAGAAGCATAGAGCCAAAGTCGTTACAAGTAAATTTAGCTCTTTGTAAAACTCCGTTTAGAAGTACTTTTGAAGCTGGTTCTATGGGAGCTTCTGCACATGACAATTTACCAAAAAAATTCTCTGATTTTGTTATCGGAAAAGCATCTGCTAAAATTGCTGAAGCTACTGAGCTTTCTATTTGGGGTGGAACTGCTGGAGCTGGTTCTTTTGATGGATTTACAACTTTATTAGCTGCCGATTCTGCACACACAGGAGCGCGCAAGATTACAGGAGAAGCTGTAACACCAGCTAATGTTGTTGCTAGTTTAGGGTCTGTAGTTGATGCAATTGACGAGAAGATTTTACAAAACGATGGTCTTTACATCTATGTTGCTAACAACGTTTTTAGAGCTTACAAGAGATACTTAGGTTCTACTGGTGGTGGACAAGGTGTAGACACAAGAGGAAACAACCAAGACATTAAAGTTGAGCAGTTTGACGGAATAAAAGTTGTAGCTGTAAATGGTATGGCTTCTAACAAAATGATCGCAACTGTAAAAGAAAATTTATTCTTTGCAACTGGGTTGTTATCAGACCAAAACGAAGTTCGTACAATTGATATGGCTGACATTGATGGATCACAAAATGTAAGATTTATTGCTCGTTACACAGCAGCAGTAAATTATGCAATTACTGAAGAAATAGTTTCTTTCGGATTAGGTTTATAATCTAATAACAATAACAATAAAACAAGGGTAGGTAGTTTATCTACTTACCCTTTTTTAATAACTTAAAAACATATAACACAATGGCTTGTTTATTAACATCGGGTAGAGCTTTAGGATGCAAGACTTCAGTAGGAGGATTGAAAGCTGTGTATTTTGCAGACTTTGGTACGTTGGGAGCAACTACTATTTCTAGTGGTGAAATTACAGCAGTAGCTGGAACTCCAGACTTTTTTAAATACGAGATAAAAGGAAGCTCTAGTTTAGAAACTACTATTAATAGTTCACGAGAAAACGGAACTACTTTCTACACACAAACATTAAATTTAACTTTACCTATTTTAGATAAAGCAACACAAGAAGAGATTAAAATATTAGCTACAGCAAGACCTAATGTGGCTGTAGAGGATTATAATGGTAAGTTCTTTATGGTTGGTTTAGAAAATGGAGCAGAAGTTAATGGAGGTACAATTGTTACTGGTGCTGCAATGGGAGACATGAGTGGGTTTACATTAACAATGGAAGCAATGGAAAAAGATCCAGCTTATTTTGTAACACCTACTGTTGTAACTGACAATGTATCAGCGACTAAAATTGACCCGAACGCATAGTTTTTTTCATAATTTGTTTGATTTAAAAAGGTAGTCTTAATTGGCTGCCTTTTTTTTGGCTCAATAAATAAAATATAGTTGTTTTTTCATTATATATATAATGAAAGTGTTACTACAGAGTACGGATTCGCAAACTATAAAGATTATTCCCAGAGTGTATGCTTTATCTGTTACGTTAAGATTAAGAGATGACAGTTCTAATACTTCTGTTGATTTATTAGTTACTGGAACTAAGGTTAGAAACTACCTAGAATTAAGTGCTGTTTTTGATTTAAAAGAAGGTAGATTTTATGATTTAAAAGTTTACAACGGACAGGGGTCAATTACAGAACAAGACATCATATACAGGGATAAAATATTTTGCACCAACCAATCAACTAACCAATCTAATAACGAACACTATTCAGTTAATAAGAATAAGTATGTTGAAAAGAGTGGTAATAATGACTTTATAATACTATAATGAAAAAACGAATAAATAAAGTAAGACCGCAAGCACCAGCAAAACAATCTCGCTCTAATGTGAGTTTTGTGAATTTATCATCTTACACAGCACCAGAGATAGTAGAATCTAGGAATAAAGATTGGGTTGAATTTGGATCGGATAACGACTACTTTAATACACTAATAGAAAAGGCAAAAGGAAGTGCTACAAATGGTGCTTGTATTAACTCTATATCTCAAATGATATATGGTAAAGGTTTGTCTGCTACAGATAGTTCAAGAAGACCAGAGCAATACGCTAGAATGATCTCTTTATTTAAAAAAGATGATTTAAGAAGGTTTGCTTCTGATTTAAAATTAACAGGGCAATGTGCTATACAAGTTGTTTATTCAAAAAATAAAAAGTCTATTGAAAAGGCATCACATTTACCAATTGAGACTTTAAGAGCTGCGAAGTGTGGAGCAGACGATAAAGAAGTACAGGCGTATTACTACTTTCCAAAATGGGAGGATATAAGACCATATGACAAGCCAGAAAGAATACCAGCGTTTGGAGTTTCTGATACACCAAAACCAATTGAGATATTATATGTAAAACCTTACGAAGCTGGTATGTATTACTACAGTACACCAGATTGGGCGAAAGGAGGTTTGCAGTATGCAGATTTAGAGATTGAAATTTCTAATTATCATATAAACAATGTTAGAAATGGAATGAGTCCTTCAATGATGATTAATTTTAACAATGGTGTGCCAGATGAAACTACACAAGTTTTAACAGAAAATAAGATATTAGAAAAGTATCAAGGCTCATCAAGAGCTGGAACTCCTATTATAGCTTTTAATGATAATAAAGAGAGTGCAGCTACTATTGATGCTATTCAATTATCAGATGCTCATAACCAGTATCAATTTATAAGTGATGAAGCACAGAAGAAAATAATGGTAGCTCATAGAATTGTATCTCCTATGCTTTTAGGGATTAAAGATAACTCTGGTTTTGGTAACAATGCAGAAGAGTTAAAAGACAGTTCTATACTAATGCAAAACGTTGTTATAGCACCATTTCAAGAGCTTTTATTAGATGCCTTTGATAGAATATTATCATACAATAAAATTAGCTTAAATCTATACTTTAAGACCTTGCAGCCTTTGCAATTCATTGATTTAGATAATGTAGAAGATAAAGAAACAAAAGAGGAAGAGACTGGTGTAAAGATGAAGCAAATGTTGTCTTCTTTAGATGAGTTTGGAGAAGATGAAGACCTACAAGAATGGGATTTAATAGACGAGAGAAAGGTAGACTATGATTCGGAAGAGTCTTTAGATGAAGAAGTAAACAAATTAAACAACCCTAAACTCTCTATTTTATCTAAAGTATGGAATCTTGCTACTACTGGAACTGCAAGACCAAATTCTAAAAGCTCACAAGATGGAGAAAATGGAGATGGTGTACAATTTAGAGTACGATATCAATATGCACCTTTAACATTTAGCGAAAATAGTAGAGAGTTTTGCAAGAAAATGGTTAAGGCAAAAAAGATATATCGTAAAGAGGATATTGATAGAATGAGCAAAACATATCTAGGAGATGGATATACAAACAAAGATGGTAAGGTTGTCGGATGGGGTAAAGGTGGTGCTTTAACTTTAGATAGATGGCTTTATAAAGGTGGTGGTGACTGTCACCATTTCTGGATGAGAAAGACTTATAGAGCAAAGAAAAAAGGAGTTAAACCAAGTGTAGGAAATCCCAATGCTGAAGTAAGTGTAAACAAAGCTAAAAAAGAGGGTTTTAAACCAGAAGTAAACGCAAAAGAAGTAGCAAAAAGACCAACCGATATGCCTAACAACGGATTTGTAAAAAAAAGATAACTATGGCAACAGCATTATTTATAAGTAGAACAGATTTAGTAAAGAATAGCATTATTGATGGTAATACTGATACAGATTTATTTATTCAGTACGTTAAAATAGCACAGGAAATACATATACAGTCTGCTCTTGGGTCTAAATTATATGATAAAATCTCAGCAGATATAACATCAAACAATTTAACAGGAGACTATCTAGCTCTTGTTACTGATTATGTGCAACCTATGCTGATACACTATGCAATGACAGACTTTCTTCCGTTTTGTGCGTATCAAGTAAAATCTGGAGGGATTTATAAGCATAGTTCAGAGAACTCTGAGACAGTAAACAAAGAGGAAGTAGACTTTTTAGTACAAAAAGAAAGAGATTTTGCAGAGTATTACACTCGTAGATTTGTTGATTATATGTGCTTTAAAAGTACAAAGTTTCCAGAGTACACAAGTAATACAAACTCAGACATACGCCCCGATAAAGATAGTAATTCATCAACTTGGGTATTATAATGAGAGGAACATACAAACCAAAAAAAGAGAACGTAGTAAAATTAACAAAATATTTAACAAAAAAAACCAATAAAAATGAGCAAAGAAAAATTTAAAAACGAAGATTTAGACCCTAAACAAAACAAAGAGCAAGCGTATATAGGTGGTGAAGCACCAGAGAAAGACGACGAAGAGTGTGATGCTTAGAGGTTGGAAAGACTTTCTTTTGTTGTCAACAGCATTAATTAGCTATGTGCCTTCTATGTTTCATGGTTCGGATAAAAGAGTAGATTTCTTCCTTCTTGTAGAATATACAAGGAGGATAGACTTCTTTTTTTTATACTTAGGTAACTCAATAAACTTTTTAATTTTTGCTTTTCTTCTTCTTTTCCCCAAAGGATTAAGTACACAAATGAAAGTCTTTACAGTAATAGTTTGCATATTGGATTTTTTACACTTCATTTTATTATCAAAATTATATTTTGGTTTTTTGAAATTAATTGCAGCTATTTTTATATACATTATTTTTAATAAAATTATTTTAAAATGGACACGTTGAAGGGTGCATTGGGTTATTTAGAGAAGTTTAGTTTGGGGATATGGGGGTTGAATTTAATGGACTTACTCGCAATTTCAGACATTGACTTTTTTAAAAATATTGATGAGAATTTAAAAACATATTTTGGAATAGTGGGATTTGCTTATTTACTAATTCAGCTACCATTTAAGGTATTAGAGCTAATATCAAAACGGAAGTTTAATAAGCTGGAAAATGAAATGAAGGAAGAGGACTTGAAAAACAAAAGAAAGCATTTTAAAAAATTAGAAAACACTAGCAAAACGATAGAAGGTTTTGATGAAGTGCATACAAAAAAGAAAAAATGAGCAAGTACTTTAAGAAAATAGAGAAAAATATGGACGTTGATTTTCTTGCTAAACTAGATGAAGCGAGAGAGTTTGCTGGAATACCATTTATAATAAATTCAGCATATAGAAGTCCAACACATCCTGAGTCTATAAAAAACCCTACATCTAGTCATATAAAAGGACTTGCTGTAGACATTAAAGCAAAAGATAGTACTACTAGATTTAAAGTTATTGAAGCACTTGTAAGCGTTGGGTTTACAAGGTTAGGAATAGCAGATACATTTATTCATGTAGATTGGGATTTTGACAAAACACAACAAGTAATATGGACGTATTAAAAAAAAAGAAAGGCACTTTTTTTGGTAACCTTTTAAGAAGTTTAGTAGCAACTGGTAAAAAAGTATCTCCTGTATTTGATGCAATTACAGGAGGTAAAGTATCTGCTATATTAGAATCTATTGGAAATAGTAAGGAGCTAAATGCAGTAGAGAAAGAGATGCTGATAAAAGAGCTTGAGCAGGATGTAATAGAAATGCAAGAAATTACTAAAAGATGGGAGTCAGACAACACAGGCTCTTTTTTAGCCAGAAATATTAGACCTATGTCTTTAGCTTTTTTAACTCTTAGTCTATTTATCTATGTAATATTAGACAGTTCTTTAAAAGGTTTTTCAATAGACGAACAATGGATCTCATTATTGGGTAATTTATTGATGCTTACATATGGGGGTTATTTTGGAGCGAGAACACTAGAAAAGATTAGAAAAAAATAAATTTAGCCTTTTATCTCATTATATATATATGGGAAGAGAAGAGAGACCAAGGCTAAAAGGAAATATATTAAAAGCCTACAAGAATTTAACAAAAGACCAACAACGAATTTTAGTTATTGGAGACTTACACGAACCATTCTGTTTAGATGGTTATCTACAACATTGTAAGGAAGTTTACGCAAAACACAATTGTAACAAAGTTATCTTTATAGGAGATGTAATTGACAACCATTATAGCTCGTACCATGATCCAGATCCAGATGGAATGGGTGGTGGAGATGAATTAGACTTAGCTATTAAAAAACTTAGTAGGTGGTATAAAGCTTTTCCTAAAGCTGATGTTTGTATAGGAAACCATGATAGAATTATAACTAGAAAAGCCTTTAGTTCTGGAGTTCCGAAAAGATGGATAAAAGGTATGGCAGAAGTATTGGAAGCTCCTAAATGGAATTTTGATACAAGGTTTGTTTATGATGGTGTACAGTATATACATGGTGAATCTGGTAGAGCTACTAAGAAAGCTAAAGACGATATGATGAGTACTGTGCAAGGGCATAGGCATACTGAAATGTTTACTGAGTTTGTTGTAGGTGCTAATTATAAAGTATTTGGGTGCGCTGTAGGTTGTGGAATAGATAACACATCTTATGCAATGGCTTATGGTAAACACTTTAAAAAACCAGCTATTGGGTGTGCTGTTGTGTTTGGTGGAGACCATGCAATTAACGAGCCAATGCACTTATAGTATAAAATCTATTTTATCAGACCAATCTTCTGGAATGTCTGCATCTATAGTATGAATGTATTTTTCTAAAGCTACTCTTGTTTCATGTCCTGTAATTGGTTGCAGTACTTCTATAGCTTCTGAATAGCTTTTCTTCTCTACACTTCTTAGGTATCTAAAGAGGTTAGTAATAAAGGAATGACGAAAAGAATATAAACCATACTGTTCACCTAAGTTAAATTTGTTCTTTACAATTTTAAAACGTTTACTAAAAGTATCTCTTCTTGAATTGTCTGACGAGTTCCATTCTGAAGGCTTATTTTTTGGAGTGAATAAGTAAAATTCTGGATTATATAGGTGTAAATTTAAAGACTTAATATCCTCGATAAATATGCTAGGTATCCTTTTTATTTTTAGCGGTTTGTTTTTTGCTTGAAAATATAAAAGACTTTCATCTAGGTTTATATCCTTTACTTTTAGCCTATTTACTTCTACTGGTCTTAGGAAATTATAAGCTATGAATCGGATGTAAGTTAAAAGGTACGGATCATTCTCTCTTAACCAGTGTACAATGTTATTTAATTCTGTTTTTGTGAAAGTTCTATCTGTTTTAGCTTTTGTCTTTTCGTTTGATATATCTTTTATAAAATTCCTTTCTATTAGATTAAGTTTATTTTCCAAAACAGTAAAGAGAGCTGAAAGGGATGACTTATAATTATTACGAGTTCTGGCAGATGTATCTTTTAGTTTTTTATTTAAAAATTTTAATACAGATGTTTTTGAAACCTCTTTTATATCTTTTAACTGATTTGTTAATCCGATAAAATCTAAGAATTGTTCTTTTGCGTAGTAGTAATCGTTTGAAGTAACTTTGGAAACTGTTAAGC